CTGTCAAGAAGAAAGATGACGCGAATTACACAATCGCATTTGTTCACGCTCTTGCCGCATTCGCTCCGGAAGAGCGCGTCCAGTCATTTTTCAATGAACGTGTGTTTGATTATCGAGATCTAGTGTTCCCTGGGTGTCCTGACGCCTATATTTTCGGCCATTACCATAAAGACCAAGGTGTTCGAGATCATCTTGGAGTCAAATTTGTGAATTTGGGTGCCATTTCTCGAGGAGCGTTGACTTTTGAAAACATGGAGCGTAAGCCAAAGGTCTCCCTGATTAGCTGCGATTCTCGCGGTATCAACATTGAAGAACAAGTTGTTCCTCATGCTGATGCCCTCCAGGTTTTTGACTTGGAACGGAAGAAGCAGCTTGATACAGAACGGCGCTCTCTAAATGATTTTCTTTTACAACTTCGTGCAGGTGCAGCTTCGCCGGAAGATGGTGGGATTCACTCTCGATTGGAGGAGCTCAAGAAATCAAATATGGCTGATGACTTGAAAGTTATGGTAGAGACTATTCTGGAAGCCGCTGAGGCTGGTTCCATTGAGCAGTAGTGTTCTTCCATGTCTGACCGGCCTAGATACGATCTTTATTTGAGTTATTCGGGTCGTAAGACCTATCTTATCTGCCCTAGCAGATACCGATTTCGCTATATTCAAAAAATTCCGCCGAAGATTGAATTGAGAAGTACGGGTTTTGGGTCTTCCATCGGCAAAGTATTTGAATGGTTCTATGAACGCAAGGTTTGGATGTCTGCAGACGTTGTGAGTGCTACTTTAGCACTCGTCGAACCGGCTGTTCGTCTGACCTTTGAAAGAGATGAAGTAAATATCAACGTGGAAATGGAGCTTTTCCACAGAATCGTTGATGACGTAAAAGCATACGTTCCTTCAAGTATTGAATCCATCCGTAAACATCAACTTCTCTCGGAATCGAGCTGTGCTGAGATGGATTTGACCACCACCTATACTAAAGATGGGATCATCCTTCGGATTGGTGGTCGAGCCGATTTTGTTCACGGCAGCGATAAATCAATACGCATTCTCGATGGAAAGGGGAGCGCTCATCGAGAGAAATTTGTAGACTCGGAACAACTGATTTGGTATGCAGTTCAATATTATCTCAAATTCAAAGTAGCCCCTTCCCATCTTGGATTTCTCTACTACAGATTTCCGAATGATCCTATTCAATGGATTGATTTTGACGCCCAGGCTTTACGTGATAGTGTAAAAACTACTTTTGACGTCGCCAAGAAAATTCAACTGAAGATGTTTGACCCACAACCGAACCCGGAATGTGCTCGGTGTGATTATCAAGGACGATGCGAGGAAGGCCGTAAATATGTAGCCGCTCGCAAGGTGGAAGGAGACGGGCGAATCAATAGCTCTATCTTTGATCTCGAGAGTCTCTGACCCGGTGTAATCTAAGGTCTTTGGAGGTGTTAAGTGGCTGAGAAGAGCACCGAGGAACTTGAAGCGGATTACAAATTCTGGACCAGTAAGGGGGATGAGGCAGAAAAGTCCAAGGCTCGAGTTGAAGCCACTTTGGATGCTCGTCGGAAGGTCTTGAAAGACGCGATGGAGCAGGCCAAGAAAGAAGGGTATAATCCGGATCAACTTCCGGAGGAAATTCGGCGAGCCAAGGAAATCCTAGCCCTCAAAATCGATAATTACAAGACAGAGCTTGAAGAAGCGGAAAAGATCTTGAAACCCATGATTATCGAGATTTCGAAGGGGTAACAGTGCCGAAGTTCAAGTTTCGCCCTGAAGATCTGCGTCGTTGTTTCGTGATGGCGAAACTGGTCAAACCGAAGACTAATGATATTTGTCTTCGGTTTGTCGGAAACCGGCTTGTCTTGTTTTGTTCTGATAATAGAAGCTATTCTCGAGCGGAGACCTCAGCAGAGGTGCTTGATAAGCTCCCGGATAACTACAAGTCTGAGGACTATTACATCACTTTGGATAGGTCAGCACTATTTGACTCGGACTTGGAATCAGTTACCATCTCAGTTAATGAGAAATCTCTATCAATTCAAGCTGTTGGTGAAGGTCAGACTCGCTCGGCTGTCTTGAAGAAGAGATCTGTTACTTCTCGTAGGCCTCCTGTGCCGGAAAAACCGCAATCCGGGAAGAAATTTACCCTTAATACAACCAATTTCGATCTGCTTCTAAAGCAGGTGTCTTGTTCTGCTCAAATTCGTGAAACTAAAACTGATGAGGCGATGAGAGTAAATCAAGTTCACTTTTATCCTGAATCGTTTTGTGCAGTTTCCAATGCTCGATACTATGGATCCGTAGCTTTCTTGCCAGGATTTGATATGGAGCTCTCAGTAGTGAGTAGCGACATTCCAATCATTAAGGCATTTTGTGCTCGATTGCCTAGTAAAGAGGTCTCTCTTTTTCAAGATAACTCCCGTTTGTATGCGGAAGATCCAATCACCGGGTCTATTTTGGCTCTCAGTAAGGTCTCTTGCAATAAGCCTCCGCTTGCTCTGTTGGATAGAAATGAATTCAAAACTTTGATTGTAGCGGATCAGATTAAACTCTCTCAGAGTTTACAATGGGCGCTTTTAGCTCTTGAAGGGACTCAAAGAGTTAGCCTTCGAACTGTAGATGACCAACTTGAGTTCTTTTCAGGAAATCAAGAACTTTCAAAGATTCCAGTTTCGTGTGTTTATGTCCAAAATGGCGGTTTGAAAGCCGACTTTCCAGCCAAGTTTCTGGCATCCATTGTTCGATATATTGGTGAAGGTCGCGTGGCCCTTCGATTTGGTCATACTAAAGTTCCTACAGTGTTGGAACTGTCGCAACACTGTGAAGAAACACCTCCTGTGGAAGCATTCCATTACCTTCAATCTATGAAGGAACACAAGTGACTTCTATCCTTCCCGAACGCTTGTCGCGCGTCCATGATGGGATTCGGCGGCTATCGGTCTATCGAGATCTCCTTCGTTCCCAAATTCAGACCGAAGAAACGGAGATTGCGCGTCTTCGCTATCAAGCTGACCTTCAACAGAAATGCGCTGAAGTCTTTAAGACATGGCTTGAGGATTCTCTTCGTAAAAATGTTGATTCTATGTCGCAACTCGTTACTACTGGGCTCCGTCATGTGGTATATGATCAGAATTTGACCTTTCGCATTCGACAAGAGATGAAGCACAATCGTCTCTCGATGCGTTTCACAGTTGAGAATGAGGATGACCATGTTGAAGCGGATCCTATGACCAACTTCGGTGGTGGAGCCGTGCTAGTCATTTCACTCATCTTGCGATTGGCTGTCATGGCACGCATGAAGATGGGAAATCTGATTATTTTGGATGAGTCCATGTCGGCTCTGGCAAATCACTACGTACCGTCAGCAGGTGCATTCATGCGTCAGCTCTCGGAAGAAATGGGCGTCAACATCTTGATGGTCACCCATAACGAAGAATTTTTGAATCACGCGCATACGGCTTACGAGGGTCGAAAAGAAGGAAGCCTGCGTCTTGTGCGACGCACGGCCGTACGGTGATGACTGGTGAAATCCGCAGAAGCCATCGCCAAGCGCTTGAAGAACCTGCGTTTCCGATACGCGAAGCAATACGTCAAAGGTTCTCAGGATCGTTGTCACCGGAATTGTGTCTACAATCATGAGCAGGCTCCGTTAAAGCCGCTTCAGTATTCTCGTACGCCTGTGGAACATGAACGTGCTCCACGTCAGAGCGTTACGCTAATCATGATTGAGGATCCGAAACCAATGCGGCTTTGTATGTATGGGTCTCATGACCCTGCAACTTGGGAGGGAGACACTTGTGATAGCGATACCAAAGCTCGTGATTGCAAATGGTTTGATCCTAAGGTAAAGCTGCAAGAGGCTGAAGAGAAGTTCAATGAACTCATGAGCGATGACGCCTATGTTCTCGAACATTATCCCGATATTGCTGCATTGCAGTGGGTGCTCGACACACGAGTGCATTCCAAACCTCTAAGTTTGTTGGAACAACTTAAACTTCGGTGGCTGCGTTGGCGTAGTCCTGTCCTACATGAATTGCCAGTAGCTTCGGATTCCCAAGATGATTCTTCTCAGGATTCTTGAGCACGATCTTCATAGAGCACGGCAGGGAGTTAATGCCGTCCCTCTCATGATTGAAGTTCCGGCAAAGGCGTCCTTCTTGCCGGCTTTGGTTTCGAATGGTTCCGGGAAATTTTTAGTTAGTCGTCGATTGACTCAAGAAGGTCGCATCCGTGTTGGCGTCTTTACACATGATTCAGATCGTGTGGATGACGTTATTACGACTATTGTGGATTCAGCTCTCGAGCTTTCTCGGGCTGAAAACTGGCCGAACATTTTCCAAGGTAAAGGATCTGCTGAATCTGCTTTCAATTACATTCGTAAGGAAAGTGGGTTCAACGGGCAACCTCATGTTTGTTTGACTCCCGATTCTTGGGATGAAGCTGTCGTTAAGAAATGGCTCGGTGCTAAGAATGTTGACGGTAGGAAATATAGAAAATATTGTCATATCGTTCCCTCGAAAGTGAGCTTTCCAGTTTTTTGCTCACGTCCTGATATGGTCGGAATGTATACCCAATTCATGGGTGGAAGATCCAGCATCCTGCTTCATAATGTGAAGTTCGGATTCGGTCTTTGTCCTATGCCGTCATGAGTTTTGTTGACGAATTTCTTGACTGGTCTTACCAAGGTTTGCTCCAAAGTGAAGAAGCTCAAGCTTATCTTCGTGGGCGTGGTATTGGAGAGGACCAGTGGTTGCGGCATCGACTGGGATTCACGCTCGGAGAATTCGATATAGACCCGGCTCGGGATCCTGGGCACAAACCTGACATTTGTCATGATAAAGAAAAATCTTTCTTTTGGTGTGACAGTTGTCGTTATCGCCGTTGGGCTTCAAAGTGGGAGGCACCTGAAGATGGAGCTCCTAAGCAACAATATGTCGGTCGTCGAATTGCTAATTGTGTCGTGTTTCCTCTTACGAATTATACCGGATCTGTTGTGGGTTTTCAGGTTCGCTCTATTTCTGAGAAATCTTATGACAGCTTTTCCATCCGGAGGATGCCCGAGGGTTATTTCTTCGGTATCGCCGCTGGCTTGCACTCTATCTGGTCCTCTCAGGAAGTCTGGTTGACGGAAGGTCCAGGTGATCATCTTGTCATTGAGCGATTAGTTGCTCCCAACGTACTTGGTATAACTACTAGCTCTCCTAGCATTCTCCAAGTTCGATTTCTACGTCGTTTTGTTCGACGTATCAACTTGTGTTTGGATATGGACACCGCCGGAAGAAAGAGTGCGAGAGAATTTTGTGCACGGTATGGGACTGAATTTGAAATTCGCGACGTAAAATATCCGTGTCCTGGGCCGAAAGATAAGGACCCTGGCGACTATTGGAAGAGGGTTGGAGACTCCGCCTTTTCCCGTTATTTCCGTAACCTGAGGTGAGGCAACAAATGGATCCTCTTCGCGAAGTCGGTATGGGCGAGAATGATGCTGTGCGCAACAAGAAAGAGCGTACAGAACCTCAAAAGGTTCTGTTTGGAGACTCGGAATCTTCAGCGGAGATCGCGTTGCAACTGATTCCAAAATTTCATGCGGAGCTCGGTACAGCTCGATTCAAGTATATCTGTCGCAGTAAAGCAGCGAAGAGAAGCGGTAATCCCGTTGCTGGGAATGTCTACAAGATGTCCGGCAAGTTCGAACACCTCGTAGGTTGCGATTTTGTACTCGAGGTCGCACTCGATGTGTGGAACGGCCTTAATCCGAATCAACGCATCGCTTTGGTAGACCATCTCCTCACGCGTTGCGTGGGTGAAGAAGATAAAGATGGTTCGATGAAATGGAAGGTCCGCCCTCCGGAAGTTCAAGAATTCCCTGAGGTCGTGGAACGCAATGGTCAATGGAATGATGGGCTCATCGACATTGCGAAGTGCCTCAAAACGAAGTAGACACTACTGGATATTGTTCCGGACTAGTGCCTTTCATCAAGGTGAATACCGATGTAGAAGGTGTGGAAGTCATGTTACTAAACATAATCATGAGTTCCTCTTCCAGTCTGTAAAGAGAGCTAAGATTTCTGGAAACTGCGACTTCATGTTGGTTAAGAACACTATGGAGTCTTAAGGTGGAACACACTTGGCATGAAATTACGGAATTGCCTGACATATGGAAACGATGGATTGATGCTACCATTCCTGGTGGGAAAGCTACTATTTTTCATTGTGACGGTTGTGACACGTACATGGAGATGGTTCCTGTGGGGGATATTAATGTACCTTTGCACCCCTTAAAGATTTTTCCGGATTGCTATGAACAAATGATTTTCAAAATTCTTGAGTCTTGATGTAGATTTTTCGCTACATGTCGAAATTCGATCTCAAGTACCGACCTCGCAAGTTCAGCCAGGTGCTTGGTAATCAAGGAGTCGTAAAACTCCTGCTCACTCGTAGTAGGGCTGGAACTCTTTCCGACCAATCTATGATGTTCGGTGGGCCAAAAGGCTGCGGTAAGACCACTCTTGCTCGCATTGTGGCGCGTGCTATTCTGTGCACTGATCTCAAGGATGGTGAACCTTGCGGGGAATGTGCACAATGTATCTCCATTATCGATGAATCCTCTACAGAAGTTGAGGAGCTCGATGCCGCTTCTCAGGGGACAGTAGATCGAATTCGTTCGATGGTGCGCGACACCGACTATGAAGGTGGCAAACGCATCTATTTGATGGATGAGGCGCAGCGGCTCACAGCGCAAGCTCAAGATGCTCTGTTGAAAGCGGTGGAGGACAGACTCCTCATCATCATTCTTTGCACTACTGAGCCACACAAGATTCGTGTGCCGATTCGATCGCGTGTGGAAGAATACCCAATTCAACCACCGCCAGCGGAAGATTTGTTGGTACGCATGCAGGCAATTTGCCAAAAAGAATCGATCGAATCAGATCCTGAAGCTCTCAAGATCATGATTAGGATGCTTGACGAATGTCCGAGGACATGTGTGCGCTCCCTCGAAACTTTAAGTGCACTCGGTCCTATCACAATTCCTAGTGTGAATAGTCATTTTCGATTTGGAAGTTATTCTGCTATCGATCAAGTTCTGCATCTGTTAGATAGTAGCCCTCACAAGGCATTTGAGGCTTTAGACTCTCTAGCAGCAATCGAGAATCCATCTTGGATTCGGGATAATATGGTCGCTGCTATTGCGAGTGCTATGCGATATGATGTTGGTGCAAAGCCGACGTACCCTGTACCGACACGATTTTTTCAATCTAGACTGCGTGGATGGGCCGATCTGGCTCGGATTCTCAGCGGCATGGAGAAACCCACCATGCCTGATATTGAAGCGGCTCTCTTGGCTTCTCCTGACCTGCCTCGAGCCATGCCGAGTATCTCTCGACCATCTGCACCTGTGTCTGTGGCGGCGCCTTCGCCTCAAGTGCCGTTTGAGGCGTTGCCACTGACGGGCAAACTTTGCTCTATCTGTAAAGAACCTCAACGTCAAACACCTGGAGGCTCTGCTTGTCCCAATGATCATGGTGGCGTTGACGGGATTGATCCTCCAACGCAAACACTAGCAGCAGCGGCTGAACTGCCTGTCGTTTATTCAAAATCGGTAATGCCGGCATCAACGCTTGCTTCGCAGCCGAAAGCTTCTGTGAAGGAAACTCCAGAACCTTCTAAAGCTAAGGTGATGGAGATTGATGGAGTGAAATTTAGTGCAGACGAACAATTAACGTCATTGGATAAACGAATGGAGATGGGCTCAGGGCCTCATAAGGAAGCGTCTCTGACTCAAATGGGGGTAGAGTTTGGGAGAGATCATGTCCCAATCTCACACCAGGAGTTTGCCCGTGGCCTTATCGGGAGGATCAAAGGGTCCCAATAAATCGGTCCCGCCACCCCCACTACCGGCAATTGTGCCGAAATGGAAATGGGTGTGTGTTGAATTATCATCTAACGGCGAAAGAGAAAAGAATATTCCCGCCATTATCAAATCTGCGCGACAAATTCTCGGAAAACTTGATATAGAAGTATTCGTCCCTGCCATTTCTCAAAAGGTGCGCGGGGAAACCCAGACCATGGTTTTCATGGACGGGTATGTCTTCGTTCGGTTTTATGAGAACATTCAATATATCAAGCTTCAGGACACTGCATATTTTCGTAGTGTCCTTTGTACCACTTCTTCAGGTCGAAAGTATCAATACTCTCTATTAGATGACAAGGCTCTTGAGCCGATGCGAGTTGGCGTTCAGAAGCTGAAACTTGGACAACTTCATTACGAAGTAGGAGACCCCGTGAAGGTCATTAAGGGAGATCTCAAAAATCTGATTGGAAGAATTTCGGAGGTTTACAGCACTGAACTCGTGCAAGTCTCTGTGGATCATCTTCGTTCCAAACCCATCATGATGGATTTTCCGGTTTCTTACCTGACCAAGATCGAACAATGACTGCAAGAACTCCAGCCCGACACGTTCTGATCGATGGTAATAATTTGTTGTATCGGACTTATTACGTGTTCGTGACGCTTCGAGAGAAGAATGGAGAGCCGCCTTTAACTTCGGCATCCGGGTATCCTACTGGACTCATTTATGGGGCTATGTCCCTCATTGCGGATTGGATTGGAGCAATTTCTCGACCAACAAAGGTTGTTCTATTTCTTGACGGGGTTCCATCTCGACGTTTGTCCATGGACCCGGATTATAAGAAAAAGGACGAAGACTCCACTATTCGCTTGCGTGGTAATGATTTGCCTCTTCGTTTATTGGATGGATATGAAGCTCGACATGATGTGGACATTCTTTCTTATGTTCTCCGACTTTTTGGAGTCGATGTTTATTATGGAGCTGACGAAGAAGCGGATGATCTGATTGCTAGTTATGTGCATGCTCGTCCTGAAGATATGCATGTCATTGTGTCTTCGGATAGGGACTTCTATCAAATCTTGGCCGATCATGTAGTTATGTATCGACCTGGGGTCGAAGGTAGTCGATTCTTTGATGTTGAGCGGGCTACAGAGGACATGAAGAAACTCGCTGGGGTTCCCCTTCCGCCTTCTCATATTCGAATGCTCAAGAGTTTCACGGGAGATACTTCGGATAACATTCCTGGAGTTCCCCGATTAAGAAAAAAAGTTGTGGCTTCTTTCTGTCACCATCCGGACCCGGCATCTGTATATTCAGCAGGTCTACCCGGTATGTCGAAGAATGAGCACGAGAAAACTGTTTCTATGCGAGAGCGCGTGGAGCTCAATTATCGGCTGGTTGGGATGGAGTCCAACATTGATTTGACTCCATTTCTTCAACCTGCCTTGAATGACTTCGCGACAGGTTCGAGGATCCTGAAGGAAGACCTTCAAATTGTGGGTGTTGATACTAATGCTTTCCGACTCCAGGAAGTGGGCCGCACAATCGTTGCTCCAGCTCTTCCGGATTGGTTAGTTGACATTTAACCGATTCATTCGGTAACGTAAATTTGACAAGCGGGTTCGCCCTGCTCCGGTCATAGTAGACGTATACGAAGACGTGTTGCTCCGCAATACCCATACGCATACTGGACACTGCCGCAACCGCAGCTCACACTGTGGTTACCCACCGGAGCAAATATGTCAACGCATGTCCTTATTCAGGACCCGAATAGTCTTTCGTCCAGATTTAGTAATCAAGATCGCCTAGGGTATGATGGTTCGGATGATGATCTCAACGAACTCATCACCCAGAATCTAGCCCCTGAAGCTGAAGAGGAGATTGGAGATGGTAGCCCACTCGATTTCGGGCTCATTCAATCTTTCCTTTCCAGGATCCCACCTCGAGAGGCGGATCTCATCACCCTGTACCATAGGGATAAGATGAAGCAGGAACAGATCGCTAAGCTGTTCAACATCACTCAAGCTGCCGTCTCTTATCGTCTTCATCGTGGAATCCGGCGAATTCAATTTCTTCGCACGATTCCTGAGCTCGATCGTGATCAATTTGAACTCGAACTTGGACCTAAATTCTCGGAACAAGACCGAGAAATTCTCTGGCGTATGTATGAAACTACATGTCAGTCCGAGATTGCTAAACAAATGAATCTGACTCAAGGACGAGTCCGACATCGCTTTTTCCGAGCTCTAACAAGGATCAAAGATCTTATTGCCGATGAAGCTCGAGAGAAGCAGGCTGAACTCCAAATGAAGGCCAAGAAGCAGGCTGACCAACTTCTTAAGTTCAAGAAGTTGAATGTTGACACTGTTACTGTCGCCCACAATGGTAATGGACATTCAAACGGTCATTCAAATGGGGTTGTTCATTTTGATGCAGAAACGATCCAGCGAGAAATCGAAGAAAGCATTAACAAGTCCAAATATGCGAAGTATTGGACTGTCTTCTTTGCAATTTCAGACAAGCATTTCAATATCCTTCACGAGGTTTCCCTTCCGCAATTCAGAGACCGTGGAGATGCTCAGATTCTGACTATGGAATAAGTATGGTTTATCTGTGAAAACGATCAAGCTTACTGATGGATCATCGTCTGAAGTAATCCACGAGTTCGACGGCGGAACTCGTTGTCTTGTTCTCTACGATGGTCTCTATGTTTTTGTGGATCAAGTTCCGGACACTGATACCTTTGATATCTCCGGTCAACCGGCACATGGTGACGAAATTCCCATTTTGAACACTCTGGTTTCTGCAATGAAAGATAGTGTTGTAGAAACCAGAGAGTAAGTACCGTAATGTTACTTACACTAATGAGATCTTTGATAGCTAATCCTTGTTGAAATGGGACTCCAACCCGGGGTGGATGAAATGTCTGACCAACAAGCATCAGGTGTTATGTCTGCCGATCCTATGCTCACAAGCCTGAGCGAGGAACTCTCCGTAGTGGAAGCCGAAATTGACGCGGCTTTTCATCAGGATGGATCGGTCCCTGTGGATCGTATGGCAGCCGTCCGACGATTGGATGCGTATAAAGGCAAACTCGAGGCTGCGACTCAATCGTTCCTGAGAACGCACATTGGGGTCAGTCTTTACTGACCCCCTCAATCAGCTTCTTTTTCCCCGGTTTAACAAACCATGACTATGTTGACACCTTCGACGGTTGCCGGGGGCGGATTCCAATTTTCCGTTCCTTCTGTCGGAGGGAAATGGTCTTGGAAGGTAGAAGCTGATAACATTCAGGGTCTTGGTCAAACCTATAAATTTGTAGATATTCATTCTCCTTACGGGCCTCTTTACACGACAGCTATTCCTATTCCTGGAGACGTAATTTCGTCCATGGCGAATTCGCTGTTGCAAGTTCAGCAGCAACTCGCCCCTCTCATGTTGTTGATTTCTCCGAATCCTGCAATTTTCAACACCACAATTACTGAAGGGGATCCGATTTCTGAAGTCGGAGTAGTTGTTGTTCAAAATGCCGGAGCTTTCGGCTCTTTCATGAGCATCAACGCAACTCCCAACTCTCCCTGGCTGTCTGTGAGTCCGTCTTCAGCTACAGCTATCAGTCAAGGACAAAGTTCACAGTTCACAATCCAATTGAACCCAGGAACTCTTTTGGCGGCCAATAGCCCATACTCCGGTCAAGTTAATCTTCAAGATAATCGGAATCCTCCAACTCTAGTTCCTGCTACTGTAAACGTGACAGTTCTTCCGAGACCAACAATTGGAGTCAGTCCTGGCTCCATCATCATGACTTTCTCGATCTCGACGAGTGCTCCAAGCGGAGCTCAGTCTTTGACGGTTACTAATTTGGGCTTGCCGGGGTCTTCTCTCAATTTCTCTGTTCAAGCATTGCTCCAGTCTGCATGGTTGGCCTTTGTTCCTGCCAGTGGCGGCCCTCTGGCAGCCAATCAGTTTGCCATTGTGACGGCTTCCATTATTCCAGGAGGCGTTCCTCTGGCTGTTGGAACGTATGCGGATACTCTTCGAGTTTATGCCCCGAATTCGACGAATTCCTACGTTGATACCCCTGTAACCCTGATCGTTAATCCCTAGATTACTCATAAGCTTGTTTTCAGCCCTCGATTCAGAGGTTTCGAGCATATGAGTGACCTGAAGATTGAGGATCTTCGTTTCTCGTCCAGTTCCATGGATGACTTTTTTCAGAGTCGTCCGCCGGTTCGCGTGGCGGCTACTGGAAAGATCCGCATCTCGAGCCTGCGAGAACTGGTTGGTTTTCATCGGGTCGCTGAAGACAAGCTGGTCCGGTTGAGTCAGCAAGATTTCTGGAAGCTCGGACAAGATGATCAAGGCCACTACATTGAACGTCTTGTTGATGATGCAAATGGTCCGGTAAAGGGCTGACCCATGAATGTGGACCTGGATAAAGTCGCCCAGAGAATCGCTTCCGGTCGTATTCATACGGCCGGCAAGATCGAATTCGTCAAGGACACCGGTCCCGTTCGACGCGATATTCGCGTTCAGGGTTTTAGGTATTCCCCCGACTCTCTGAGGAACCTGGCTAAAATTCTATGGGCCGCACAACGCGCTCATAGCTATAGTATGGCTGCTCTGAGAGCTTTTTCCAAAATGCCATCTTCGGAATTCAGCCCTGATGGTCTTTTGGGTGGCCGCGGATATATTCAACAAGTCAAAGAGATGAGGGTTCAACTTGGTCAAGCTGTTGAAGTTCTCTCCTCTTTTACAGACACCGTTCATGACGAGATCAATGCCGAACACTGGGCTGGTGCTCCAGAAGCCTCGGCGGTTCAAGAGCTTGTCAATGATGCTGATCAAGTGAAGGCGAATCCTGAGGAATTTGTTGAAAATTCATTTGATAATGAGGGATTCGAAGCCTCCAATCCTGCCCCGATGAATCCCGCTGTGGAAGAGGCTGAAACTTCTGAGGAAGGTGCTGAGGGAGACGAGGAAGAGGAAGAGGAAGAGGAAGAGGAAAGTGGCATTCCTCATACTTCCGCAGAAGAGCCGAAGAAAAAAGAGAAGAAGGATCCTCGGTCCGGTTTACCTGGTGATGGCAAAATGCAGGGAGAGGCCAAGACCGCTCCTGAAATCATCATGAATACGACAACGCCGGAGCATGGAAATTATGCATCGGCGATCCATAAAATCTTGAAATCTCAAGAGTCTCGAGTGGCTTCGAATCGATTTGCTGATTCCTCGCTCCCCGTAGATACCCTTCCAGGTCCCAGAATAGATCACATTGGTCCAGCTGCTGGTAACGAAGCCGGGCATTTTAATCATGAGAATGTTTGGCCGTCAGATGACCCTAATGGGGAAGGGCTTTGGTCCGGTACGAATATGACCAGGCCTGTTTACGAAGAGTGGACAATGGATGGTGTCACAGGGGACGACAACGCTACAGATGGTGACGAGACCGTTCTGAAGGTTGACTCTCTCGCATCAAAAATTGCTGCGACATATTCATGGCTTCCAGGTGCGAACAATTCCAAGAATTTGGATTACTATGCACTTGGACTGTCTACCGAAGACATGGAGTGGATGAGAAAACATAGTGACCCTGATCCTCCCAAGGGACTTGGGCCACCAAAGCCGAAAGACAATTCTGACTGGCTCTGGGATCCTGATCTGAGGTAATCTTGGCTGCCGCACTCCCTACGGATAACGCGCTATCGAAAGCGGTCCAAGACTTTGGTATTGGAACCTACGATAGCTCCTTGAACTCGTCCCATGGGGAAGATGACGAGCGAGTGGAGCCAGAAGGGAAATCTCTGCCTGACGATGGTGGACCTCTTGATCCTTTTGGTCCTGATCGTCTTCTGAGTTATCCACAGGACGATGAAACGATTCAAGGGAAACATGCTTCGCGTTTGGTGAGAGCTGACTTGCCTGGCGATATTTTGCGACCGCCTACAAGTCCTCGTCCTGAAGACGACACCAAGGCCGATGTTTTACCAACTGCTAATTCTAAACTCCCGAGTGATGGGGACAATCCTTCAGCACGGTCTGATTATTACGACCACTTGCAAACGGGGCAGAAACACTCGCCCATCGTCAAGACTCCGTTAGAGGATATTTGGGCTGATGAAGACTCTGGTGCGTATGCTGGAGAACAGAAGGCAGATTCTGCTCTTCCGACTGTCAATAAGAATGAAGTCTCCATGGATGATTTCCTGGGAGCCCTAGGTAACTTTTGGTCTGGCTACGAGACTGAAGATGTTACTAGTCCTCAAGGTTTTCCTACTCAAGACTTTTCTGAGAACGTAAATTACGACCGTTCGGATCTTCAGGACGGTGGTAAACTTTTGGCCGGGAACATGAGAAACGATATGAACCAGGAAGTTCGCCGAACTGCAACCGACCTCGAGCTTGCCGGTAGCTTGACTGAACAGTTTCTCAAAGAATACGGCAAGAAGGATATCACTAGGCGTCACGTTCTCGCCTTTTTGCAAGACCTTGGGCGACCTCAATACCTGGCCTCCGATATTATTCGATGCCTCAAGCATCGGCACAAGGTAGTCATTGCCGATGTGATGGATCAATTTCCCCTTTCCAAAGAGGCTTCTTCACCCGATTTTCGTGTAGCTGCTTCGGCGCTTCGAGATCATTTCATTCAACTCGAAATTGCTCACATTCGTGATCCACAAGTAGCGTCTGTATTCCGGCATAACGCTGCTGATCTTGCTCACGTGATTGCAGACCTGGAGAGGCTTGAGGTTCGAAATGGCTAACAAGAAATTGCCGGAGCTGGCTCACGAGGGCCTTGGCGATATCACAGACTTGCTTCACAATCAGGGCGTCTCTGATTTGTCCTGGTTGGCAGTCGACGAGAAAGAATATCGAGAGCATGAGGCGCTCCCAAAGCAGAACCTCGATACTATTCCGGAATTGCAATCGGCGCTTCGGCAAGAGGGGGATGAACGAATCCCTTCTTTAATTCTTTTGCGTCCCCACACTATCGTCAATCAGAATCCTCTAGACCGTCCTAGTAACACTCTTCGTGCGGCTTCGGGTTTGGTTCGTAATCGTACGGCTCATTATCTGATGGCTGGTCTTAGCACCAAAGCGATTGCAGAGAAGCTTCAACTAGAATTTGGTCCTGAAGACCTCCGTGCAGCTTCCAATGAAGTTCGTCCATTACTTGAGGAGCATGGACTCATTGGCAATGTTTACGTAGACGCGAATCATTTTCCGCGGTGCGCTCAGGATGGCGCTGATCGGAAATTTGTAGCTTCCAAAGCAAAGCGAGCTCTATTCGTTCTCGCCAAAGATGAATGCACGAATTGTGTTCACAATAAGAGCGGGATGTGTTCTTCTTTCAACAAACGAATTGTTGAGGAAGTCCCCTATAATCAGAAGACTCTTGCTCATTATGCTGTTCAACTTAGTACGGAACAGCGTTTTGACGGGTCTCGTATTTCGTCCACAATGACGAGTGCTGACTGCAAGAGCATCTTGCGAGATGGATTTCTTCAGACTCCGATCGCTTCTCGCGGTGAGAGTGTTAAGACCATTCAACATCATCCTAAGCCTGCACAAATTAAGCTCACACCTGAAGATATTCGATCTTTCTGGGATCGTCGTCTTGCTACATCGGGCGCGGAAGAAATGCCTGGTCCGCTCTATCTCAAAGCTGCTCGTCAGCTCATGATGGGTGTAGCAGATTTGAATACAATCTCTGCATCTTCTAATCCTGAAGTTCGAAAACTCGCACGAGAATACGGAATTCTCGGCCATACTTATGTGGATATGGATGCCATGGGCGGGTGTCGCCCTACCTTGGACCTCATTGCGTCTCGAGATTTGGCCCCGGATTTCATTCTGCGCCGTGCGTCTAATTGCTCAATGTGTCATGGTCATGCTGACGGTGCTTGCGCAGAACTCCAGCAGACTGTTGCTCCTATCGTTAATGCACGTCCGGAGCTTTCGAAGGACCATCTCGCATCGGCTTTAATTCGAGCGGAGTATCAAGGCCGGGTCTCTGCATCGCAACACGCTTCGGTTCTCGAGAAAGTTGGGGACACTGCCAATTGGATTACTCTGGTTGCCCAAGCTAATCTCATTCAACCTGGGCAAGACTCAGCTCCGAAGGCATATGAAGGACCCAATCTCAGTTTCTTCCAGGGAACTCCTGGTCGTGAACTTGCTGTAGAGACAGTTGACCCGGAAACTGTGCGGAAGGCTATTTCGCACATGATGAATACTGGGCTTTCTGGCAAAAAGTTGCAAGCGGCGGTGCTTGCTCGCTATTCGCGCAGTGAACTCGCTCAGGTCCCGGAAGTGGGTCATCGTTTGTCAGCCGACGATGGGATTCAAGGAGAATATTTCATTGATCCGACAGCCTATCCGGATTATGGACGCGGGTGCTCGGCTGGTGCTCAACAATTTCGAAAGCGTGGGGCCCCGTATGTTCTGGCTGCTGTTGGATGCACCGGATGCCGTCTTCAAACGGCACCGGGTTGGTGCTCCAAATATGCTAAGTCCCTCATTCGGCAAGTCCCAACTGAGGTCAGGTCGGCAGCTAAGGAGCGGAAAGCGCTTCGAATGTTGGTGGAACCCCCTCTGGCTGTCGAGAATCCTGTAGAGAAATATGAACTCGCGTCATCAGAACTCGAGATCGACATGAAGGGGTCAAAATCCCGACCTATTGAGGTTTCGATCCCAACTCCAAACGTCACGGAGTGAGTACAGTTGTCTAGATTCCATGGACGACAACGACAAAGAACCCGGACAAATACTTTCATTTCCGGGTGGTAAGAAAATTCCGACAAATGGTGAAGTTGGACTACCATTTGTAATAGCGGAAGTCGGCCATATGCCGACTGCGGAACCCATCGATCCTGATGAGGTGGCCGAGGAGCTCAAAGAGCGAACCGCTTATGTTCGCAAGCAAGAGCTCGTAAAGATTTTTGAATCCGGTGGTTCCACTGCAGAAACCATTGATATTCTTCTGAAAGAAATTGCAGAAGAAGCTGCCCATCTTAAATGGGACCGTCGAAGAGCTGCTAAGGACGGAAAACCCACCACGAATTACAACGTGGCTCGAGTTGGAGCTCTTCGTAATCTTGCTGAACTTTTGTTAAAGAAAAAGGAAGCTGCTCTTGCTGAACGGCTTGACCTTAAATCTCCTCGTTTCCAAAAGATTTTCCAAACTCTCATGAGTTTCTTTCATGAATCAATGGAAAAATCGGGGATTCCCCAAGAAGACATCGATCTAGTCTTTAAGCAAATGAAGGCAGACATGTTGGACTGGGAGAAGAAGATCGATACGGTGGATTAATTTATGCCGAGTACGGAGAAAGTTCAAAAGAGCGTTCTAACGGGCTCTATCGACTCCTTCATTGAAAAAAAGAGGATTAGTCGGAAGGGCGTCGAAGGGGATGCTGAATTTCTCAATATTATTGATTTCATTGAAAGATTCAAACTTCTGCCGGATGGACTTTTTCCCGTTCAGAAATTCATTCTCAAGCTATACTACAATATTAAACTGAACGATGAACTTCCGGCAAACGTAAAAGATCGAATTCGCATCACCGATAAATTTGGGCTTCAAGTCAAATATGAAATGTCGGAGATTGAATACCTTCGATTTCTCTATGACCAGGGTCGTTGCAATATTCGTGAACAAGACGGGATTGAGCGACGAGAACTACTTCTCGTATTAGGCCGTCGTGCCGGGAAAAGCACCATTTCGGCTATCATTGCAGCTTACGAGATTTACAAGTTGCTTTGTCGTGGGCATCCTCAAGCTCACTATGGTATCCCTTCTGGAAGCGAAATTCGCGTTCTCTGTGTTGCCAACGATAAGGAGCAGGCTTCGATCGTTTACGGTGACATGAGCGGGTATGTCGAACAAGTTGACTATTTCAAATCTTCCATTGCTGGGCACACTCAAACATTTCTTCGATTTCAAACGGAGAATGATAAGAAAAAATTCGGTGATGGCGGTAAAGCTACACTGACTGCGACGTTCAAGAGCTCTATTGCTAAGGGTCTTCGTGGTCGCGGTATTATGTGCGCGATTCTCGACGAATTAGCATTCTTTGTTGACGACGGTAAATCCTCTGCCGAACGTGTTTACAAAGCCATTTTCCCGTCTATTTCTCAATTTTCTCCTAAAGATCCGAAGAATCGTCGTCGGACTCTTGGACCCTCAGAAGGTCGTATTATTTCGATTTCGTCTCCTGATGCTCGAGAAGGTTTCTTCTATCGTCTATATCAATTGTCTTTGACTAAGGGCAAAGAATCATCAAATATGTTGATGATTCAAGCTCCGACATGGGAAGTAAACCCCACGCTCGATCATTCTTACTATGAGACCGAGTATCACAAGGATCCAAAATCATTCGCTACGGAGCACGGAGCCGAATTCTCTGACCGTGTTCGCGGTTGGATTGAAGATCATCAAGATCTTTTGGACTGCGTTGTTCCATCGCTGCGGCCTTTAACAAAGGGTAGTTCTCGAGAACCTTTCTGGGCCGGAGTGGACTTCGCTACAGTTAACGACGGCACTGCTATCACTTTGAGTCATTTTCATAATGGGAAATTGGAAGTGGCATATCATGAGGTTTGGTATGCCAAAAAGAAATGGCGTGAATCCAATCCTCATTTGGAGGCACCTTTAGTCAATTATGCCTTGAAACTTGAGGATGTACCTCGGCTCGATATGATGGAAATTGCCGAATGGTTCAAGATTTTAGCTACACGATTTTATATTTTGAAAGGTTTGCTTGATCAGCATGCGGGCCCAATTTTTGAGATGGAGCTCCACAAACGTGGACTAACGCAATTTGAAGCACGGAAGTTTTCCACAGG